AGCATGAGCGCACTAACACTGCCGCCCTGCACCTGGGTAGGGAGGGGGCGGCCCGGCACGACCCGGAAGGGGGGTAAAAATCTCTACAGCTTCGCCTAAATAAAGCGGAGCGTCAGACCCTCGCGCGTTTTTTCGATTTCAAACGCCTATTTTAGACGGAACACAACAAAAGAGGTCTATTTCAGACCTCTTTTTGCAATGTTCCCGCAAAATCTGTAATCAAAACAAAAAATCCTTTGACAAAAAACAGATCGTCGGGGTTCGTATAGGGCAGGAAAAGTACACCTTCAGGGGCTTTATCCGAACCCTTTACAGGTTTTTCGACTGAATCGATGTCGAATGGTATTTCGATCTCATTGCTGCCCGCCGCGGAGTAGTTGAAGATGATCTTTACGCGGTCATCGTAGACGTAAGCGCGGATCAGGAAGGCGTCGATCAGTTTTTCCTGGTACTCTTTGCTGCCGATGTCACCTTCCCGGAACATCTCGAACAAGGTCAGCACCTCATCCTTGGTGATGTCGCTTCGGGCGCGCTCTTTTGCCAGCAGCAGCCGCGCGCGGAGGGCGTCAAGGTCTGTTTCGATCTGCTCCAGCATCTTTTGCACCGGAGCGGCTACCACGCCCATGCGGATAGCCTTCAAGGTGTTCGCCTCTTCGCGCTCCAGCGCCTGGATCTGGGCGGTAAGGTTTCGCACCTCGTCGGTCATCTCGTTGGCCTTAAGGTAGGCGATCAGCTCATCCGCGATCCTGTCCACAACATCCTCCGCAAAGATCATCTGGTGGAGCCGCTGCGCGATCAGGCGTTCGATCTCATCGCGCCGGACAGGTTTCTTCTTGCACGTCTTTGTCTTTTGCCGGGTGCGGCAGGTGTAATAGTAATGCAGCTCGCCGTGCTTGCCTGTGCCGGAGGTGCCTACCATCGGGCCTTTGCAGTGTCCACAGAACAGTTTTCCGGTCAGCAGGTACGAGCCGTTTTGATTGACGCGCTTTTGCGGGTTGTACTGATGCGAAGCGCCGGAGTACCGTTCCTGTACGCGCCGAAACGTTGCCTCGTCCACGATCGGAGGCACCGCGTCTGTAAGCACGATGTCGTCATACCTGAATATGCCGATGTACTTCTCATTGTGGAGAAGGCCCTGGAAAGAATTCTTTCCGAAGGCGTGCCCCTTCTTGGTGCGGATCCCGCGCGCGTTAAGGTCTGTGTAGATCTCTGAGAGCTGGTCACCGTCTGCAACGCGCCGGAAAATCTCCCGCACGACCTCCGCCTCTTCGGGGACTATTTCAAACTTACCGTCAGCGCCCCGGCGATAGCCCAAAGGCAGCTGCGCCACGACCATAGCCTTCTCCGCATTGCTGCGGATGCCGCGCCGAACCTTCTGCGCCAGCTCCTTGCTGTAATACTCCGCGAAGCCCTCCAAAATGGACTCCATCAAAACGCCGGTCGGGTTGTCCTGGATGTTCTCCACAGCGGAGAGCACCTTAACACCGCGCTCCTTAAGCGTATGCTTGTGGATAGCGCTGTCGTAACGGTCACGACTGAACCTGTCCAGGCTGTAGACGATGACAAACGAAAACGCCCCGGAGGCACTGTCCCGGATCATCTGCTGGAACATGGGCCGGTTGTCGTTCGTGCCGGTCATAGCATGATCGTCGTACACCCGGAGCACGGTCAGGCCGTTATCGGCTGCGTACTTCTGGCAGACCTTGACCTGCTGCTCGATGCTTGCGTCTCGCTGCTGCGCGGAGGAGTAGCGGGCGTAGATGACGGCGGTGCGAAGCGGTTCTGCTGCTTTCATGCTTTAGGTTCTTCGGGCTGCTTCTCGGTCGCTTCGGCGATCTTGCGCGTATAGTACGCTACCCTGTGGACATCGGAGGCGATGCTGACCATGAAATAGGTCACAAAGCAGCCGCCAAGGATGTAAAGCGCTGTCGGCCTGTTAGGCGACATGGATTGATCAATCAAGCTGATCAAGAGCAAGAGGCCACCAATCACCACGGCCAGAGCGAGAAGTATTTTGATCGTAAGAATGAAGCCTGAATCCACGTAGCCTGGCTTTTTGTCCGGCTGCTGCGCTGTGTTCTTTTCTGACATATCCAACACTCCTTTAGAGTAATTTTATACTACTTTACACTCCCTCTACCTGATCACCCAGGGCGGCGATGATCCGGAGCGCTTTGTCCTGCATGCGTTTAGGCAGTTCACGGAAAGCGTCTACCAGATTCTTTTCCCGCTGCGTGAGGTTATAGCGTGGATCCGCTTGCGCAGCCTTAAGCGCTTCGAGCTGGGCAATAATGTCATCCAGACTTCTGGCACTCTCCGCAGGCGGAGCCGGTTCAGCGGGCGGCACGTGCGTAACGGTCACGCGATGCACAGTGCCAGGTGGGACGGGGAGATCTTCGGGCTTGGTATGGGTTGTAAGGGAAACAGTTACGGGTGTGTTTTCTTCGTCCCATCCCATAATACTTGCAGCTGAGACACCAAGCGCATTCGCTATTTTCTTAATGCGGTCAAGCGGGATCTTCTTTGTCTCGCCCGTTACGTAACGCTGAAGGACAGAGGCGCTTATCCCGGTTTTCTCCTCAAGGGCGCGATAAGTCATGGGATTTGCTTTAAGAGCTTTCTGTAATCTGAGCGCTATATCGTTCATAATCTCCCCTCCCGTTGTGTTAGTTATTATACTACACCTGTACCAATAATGCAATACCAGCGTAATATTTTTTTTACTACTTTGTCACAGAAATGGGTTGACGCAATGTCCCAGAAGTGGTACAATTATCACGTAATTGGGACAGGAACGGAGGTGAGAAGATGCAGCCACAACTGCTAAAGGGCGCAATCGTTGAACGTGGCCTAACGGTCAAAAAGGTCGCCGAAATGCTGAATATGACGCGGAATACCTTCTATACGCGGTTGAACGGGCAGACCTCTTTCGATACTGAAGAAATCGAGAAGCTTTGCCACATTCTACAAATCGACGACAACAAGCGCAAGATCGAAATTTTTTTAACCTGACTGTCCCATAAATGGGACAAGAGAGAAGGAGGTAACCATGAGCGATCTCAAAAAGTACTACAACGAAGAGAAAGCTCGAGCAGCGCAGATGCGGTACTGCGAGGAGCATGAAGTGCCGCAATTCGCACCGATGGACGGATACTGCCATTTCTGCAACCGCAACATCTACGCGCCCGTGTTCGATGTCAGCACCGGCAAGGCCATGGGGTACAGCGTAGAGGAAGCGGCCACGAGCCTGATCACGAGCTGCCCGTACTGCCACCACACTTACGTGGACTAAGGCCATGGGCGCGCAAATAGATCTGCGCCGGATGCAGAGAGACAGCCGGGAAGAGTTCTTCCGGGCAATCCGAAACGAACTTGCCAGCCTCCGGAAGACGGAAGCGTTTCAAGAGCGACTGGCCGAACGCAAAAGAAAAGCCCCTGACCGTTCGGAGCAGTCAGGCGCTTAACCAAGAAAGGACGCACCTATCATAGCACCCCGAAAGGGTTTTGTCAAGAGTGCGGCCTCCACATCAAGGGAGGATTTATGATTCAGATCTGTAACGCAATCACCCATTTCTGCGCTGAGTATGCGCCCATCCTGTTACCGTTCCTGTGCGGCGTGCTGGCCCTCGGTGGACTGTGGCTGATCAAGCACCCGGAGGACTTCTACACGGTCGAAGAGATCGACCCTGATTACAAAATTGAGTTTGAGGAGATGAGCAGATAATGCAGATCACAAGAGGCAAGATCGCCACGGGGACAAAGTTTTGCCTGTACGGCAGCGAGGGAATTGGTAAAAGCACCTTCGTAAGTCAGATCCCCGGCGTGGTGTTCATCGACACCGAGGGCAGCACCAACAACATGGACGTGCAGCGCCTTCCCACCCCGAAAAGCTGGGCACAACTTCTGGCCGAAGTTGATGACGCGATCAGAAACAGCGATCAGCTCAACGCACTGGTCATCGATACCGCCGACTGGTCTGAGCGCCTGCTGCTGGATGAAATCCTGACGGAAAAGCAGCTCAAGTCCATTGCAGATATACCTTATGGCGGAGGCTGGGAGCTGCTGAAAGACCGCTTTGGCAAGCTGTTGGACAAGCTGAGCGAGCTATCCACAAAGGGCGTGCATGTGGGCTTCACGGCGCACGCACAGATGCGAAAGTTCGAGCAGCCGGATGAGCTGGGAGCTTATGACCGCTGGGAGATGAAAACCAGCAAGAAGGTCGCCCCGCTCATCAAGGAATGGTGCGACATCCTGTTATTTGCCAACTACAAAACCGTCGTCTATGCGACCGACGATAAAGGCAAAAAGCACAAGGCCGCAGGCGGGCAGCGCGTCATGTACACCACACATCATCCGTGTTGGGACGCCAAAAACCGGCACGGCCTCGCCGATGAGCTGCCCTTTGAATTTCAGCAGGTCGCACAGATCTTCCAGCCCATCCAGCGCCAAGCCGCTGCCCCCGCAGCGCCTAAGCCGCAGACTTCCGTAACGTTCACCCCGCCCGCCTCCACCGAGAGCGTACAGCAAGCGCTCAAGCCGGAGTACACCACACAGGAAACGCCGGACGCTTACAGGGACGTACCGAAAAAGCTTGCAGACTTGATGCGCGCGGCAGAAATCTCACCCATCGAAGTCAAGGCCGCTGTAGCGCAAAGGGGCTATTTCCCGGTAGATACTCCGTGGGACAAGTACCCGAAAGACTTTGTGGACGGCGTGCTGATCGGCGCATGGGAACAGGTCAAGGCTATGGTAATGGAAAACCGCAAACATGATCCATTTTAAGCAAAGGAGATAACGAACATGAGCGAACAGCAAGGGTATGAACTTGGATGGGACAGTGCCATAGAGCACGACAGCGAGGGTTTTGAGCTTTTACCCGAGGGTGACTACAACTTCCGCGTTATCAAGTTTGAGCGCGGGCGGCACGAGGGCAGCGATAAGCTGCCGCCCTGCAACAAAGCGATCCTGACGCTTGAAGTCAGCGACGGCGTCCACAGCGGCACCTTGCAGCACAACCTTTTCCTGCATAGCCGCACCGAGGGACTGCTGTGCGCCTTCTTTACCGCTATCGGCCAGCGCAAGCACGGTGAGCGCCTTAATCCCCGCTGGGATCAGGTCATAGGCGCGACCGGCACCTGTCAGGTCGAAATCCGTGAATGGAGAGGCCGGGACGGCGAGAAGAAGCAGAGCAATTCCGTAAAGCGCTTCTACGAGCGCCCCGACACCCCAGACACCCCCGTCGCCACGAGCGTACCGTTCAGCACCGGATTCACGCCGGGCAAGTTCTAAGCAAGGCAGCCTCCCCCGCCGCGTAAAACGGCGGGGGAGGGAGAAGAAAGGACAGACAATGCAACTTAGACCATATCAGGCCGAAGCGGTGCAAGCAATCGAGGCTGAATGGCAGCAAGACAAAAAGCGCACGCTGCTTGTGCTTCCAACAGGATGCGGAAAGACCATAGTTTTCTGCCGCATCGCGGAGGATCAGGTACGAAACGGTGAGCGCGTGCTTATCCTCGCCCACAGGGACGAGCTGCTGGATCAGGCAGCGGATAAGCTATACAAGTCAACCGGCCTACGCACCGCCAAAGAGAAGGCCGAAGAAACCTGTTTAGGCAAGTGGGAGCGCGTCGTCGTTGGCAGTGTGCAAACGCTGATGCGGGAGAAACGCCTGGACAAGCTGGGGCCGGACTACTTCAGCACGATCATCATCGATGAGGCGCATCACTGCCTCGCCGAAAGCTATCAAAAGGTGCTCCGGCACTTTGACGGCGCTAAGGTGCTTGGCGTGACCGCCACCCCCGACAGATCCGACATGCGTAACCTGGGCCAGTATTTCGAGAGCCTCGCTTACGAGTACACGCTGTCCAGGGCGATCCGGGAAAAGTACCTGTGCCCGATCAAGGCAATGACGATCCCGCTGAACATCGATCTAAGCGAGGTCAAGGTGCAAAGCGGCGACTATTCCGCGGGCGACCTCGGAACGGCGCTTGATCCTTATCTTGACGCAATCGCGCAAGAGATGGTCAAGCACTGCATGAGCCGCAAGACGGTGGTATTCCTGCCCTTGATCAAAACCAGTCAGAAGATGTGCGATCTGCTGAACACTTACGGATTCCACGCGGCGGAGGTCAACGGCACGAGCGACGACCGGGCGGAGATCCTTAAAGACTTCGATGATGGCAAGTACAACGTGCTATGCAACAGCATGTTGCTGACCGAGGGCTGGGACTGTCCGAGCGTTGACTGCATCGTGGTGCTCAGGCCCACGAAAGTCCGAAGTCTGTACTGCCAGATGGTAGGCCGTGGAACGAGGCTCAGCCCCGAAACAGGGAAGAAGGAGCTGCTGCTGCTTGATTTTCTGTGGCACACGAGCCGCCACGAGCTATGCCGACCGGCACACCTGATCTGCGAAAGCCCGGAGGTCGCCGAAAAGATGACCGCCAAGATGGCCGACGAACCGGAATGGGAAGTTGACATCATGGCAGCCGAAGAGGACGCCAAGGCCGACGTACTCAGAGAACGAGAGGAAGCGCTTGCGGCGCAGCTGCGAGAGATGCGCAGCCGCCAAAGGAAGCTTGTGGATCCGTTGCAGTTTGAAATGAGCATCGCCGCCGAAGATCTTGCAAACTTCGAGCCGGTCTTTGACTGGCAGATGGGGCCGCCAAGCGACAAGCAGCGGGAATACCTGGAGAAGAAGGGCATCAACCCCGATTCCATCGAAAACGCCGGGAAAGCCGCGCTGCTGATCGACAGGCTTAAGAAGCGACAGGCGGAGGGGCTATGCACCCCGAAGCAAATCCGGCTGCTTGAGCGTAAGGGCTTCCTACATGTTGGTGAGTGGAGCTTCGACGACGCAAAGCGCATGATCGACCGCATCGCCGGGAATAACTGGAACGTACCTTACGACATTGACCCCGCAAGCTATCGCCCCGTCAGCGCAGGCAGCTACAACGATACCGACTGGGCTACGGGCACCGATGGCCTGCCCTTCCCCTTTTGAGGTGAAGCATGGACAAGAAACTTGATCTGCGTGAAGCGCTGAAATGGATCAACTGCGCCGCCCTGCACTATCAGGACTGGGTAAACGTTGGCATGGCGCTGAAAGCAGAGGGATACAGCGTTTCGGACTGGGACGCGTGGAGCGCATCAGACCCGGGACGCTACCATTCCGGCGAGTGCCAGCGACACTGGGACACCTTTCGAGGGAGCGACAATCCCGTAACCGGAGGCACCATCGTCAAGATGGCAATGGATGCAGGATGGCGCCCCTCCGGAGGGGGCGACGACTACGAGATCGACTGGAATGACGCCATAGGCAGCAGGAAAGACAAGCTCAAGGTCGTCGATGAATCCTGGATGGAGGAAAAAGACATCCCCGCACCGCCTGAAACCATGGACGGAGCAAAGGAGCTTATCCGCTATCTCAAGCTGCTGTTTGATGGCAGCGAGAACGTGGGCTATGTCACCCACAGCTACATAAACGAGGACGGCAAACACGTCCCCACCAAAGGCAATTATGACCGCACCGCCGATCAGCTGATCGAAGCGCTTTCCAAGTGCAATGGCGACGTGGGCGCTGTGCTTGGCGACTACGACCCGGAGGCTGGCGCGTGGATCCGCTTCAATCCCCTGGACGGCAAGGGCGTCAAGAACGAAAACGTAACCGAATACCGCTTCGCCCTCGTGGAGAGCGACACGCTGGAGATCGGCAGGCAATACAGCCTGATGCTGGAGCTTCAGCTTCCCATAGCGGTCATGGTGCACAGCGGCAAGAAAAGCATCCACGCAATCGTACACATCGACGCCAAGGACTACACCGAGTACCGCAAGCGCGTGGACTACCTGTACAGCGTGTGCGAGAAAAACGGAATGCAGCTCGACAAGCAGAACCGCAATCCCAGCCGCCTAAGCCGTATGCCGGGCGTCATGCGAAACGGCAAGCCGCAGTACATCATCACCGAGAACATCGGCTGCAAAGACTTCGAGGCATGGCAGGAATACATCGAGGGCATTAATGACGATCTGCCCGATCCTGTAAACCTCAAGGCGGAGGTACAAGCGGGGCTGCCAGACCTTGCGCCGGAGCTGATCAGCGGCATCCTGCGCCACGGACACAAGATGCTGTTAAGCGGTCCCAGCAAAGCCGGAAAGAGCTACGCGCTGATCGAGCTTTGCATCTCCATTGCGGAGGGCATCCCATGGATGGGGCTTCAGTGCGACATCGGCAAGGTGTTCTACATCAACCTGGAGATCGACAAGGCGAGCTGCCTTCACCGCTTCGACGATGTGTACAAGGCGCTTGGCATCGAGCCAAAGCACCAGGACAACATCGAGATCTGGAACCTGCGCGGCAAAAGCTGCCCCATGGACAAGCTCACACCGAAGCTGATTCGCAGAGCGCAGAAGATGAAATTTGACGTTATCGTCATCGACCCCATCTACAAGGTGATCACCGGCGACGAAAACGCCGCCGATCAGATGAGCGCCTTCTGCAATCAGTTCGACCGGCTCTGTACGGAGCTGAACTGCGCGGTGATCTACTGTCACCACCACAGCAAAGGCAGCCAAGGCCAGAAGCGCAGCATGGACAGAGCCTCCGGAAGCGGCGTTTTCGCAAGAGACCCGGACGCCTTGGTGGACATGATCGAGCTGCCGATCCCGGGCGAGACGCGCGATGTCATGATCCAGAACATGAAGTGCGCAAAGTACGGCGAATATCTCGACATGTGGAACGACCCCTGGCGCGATGATATGTCAGAGCTGGAGCAGATCAGCTTCGTAAGCATGGAGGCCCGATGCCGCAAGGTCGGCAACGATCAGGCGCGCAGCTGGATGATGCGAGAGGTCGAGAAGGCGGAGGAAGCCCTCCGATATATGACCGGCTGGCGGCTGGAGGGAACGCTGCGAGAGTTCAAGCCGATGTCTCCCCGGTATGTGCTGTTTCAACATCCCGTCCACCGCGAAGATACCAAGGGCATCCTCAAGGGCCTCAAGGCGGAGGGCGAGAAGAAGGGCAAAGCCGGGAAGGCGCAAGAGGCCCGCAAGCTCAGCGCCGAAGAGAAGCGAGAGCAAGAAAAGGCAGACTTTGACGATGCTGTTGCAAACGCAAACGGAGGCGAGCCGCCGACAGTCAAGCACCTGGTTGAGTGGTTCACCAAGGACGAAGATGATCCGCCGAAGGAAGATACGCTCCGTAGGAAGCTGAAGAAGTACGGTTATAAAATCGATAAAAATACCGGCTTCATCACGCCGAACGCCGCACGGGACGGACTGTAATTTTCTACAGTGCATCCGTCCGTCGCGGGACGGACGGACTGTACGGGATGGCACAGTGCATCCGTCGCGGGACGGATTGTAAAAATCCCCCTAAAGGGGAAGAACGTCATCCCGCGTAAACGTGCGTTGCGGGTGTGTGGGTGGTGGGGCTTAAGCCACCCCCACCACACTACCACGCACCACCCGTACGCTCTCACGTTTCCATCCGATTTTTCAGGCAATTTTTCCGGCAGCGGATAAGACGAAAAAAGGCAGGTGAGAAAATGGCCCTCATGCAGACCGCGCCAAGAGACATCCCGATGGTGGACATGTGGGACTTTGACAGGCTCAGCCAGGACGAGATTTTACAGGCGTACAAAACGCTGATCGACAACGAAGTCATCAAGATCGTGATGGTACGCATAAGCCGGATGAACGGACGGACGTCCGTGGAATACTTCAGCAGCCTGCCCCGCGCCTGGACGCTCGGAGCGCTGCAAAAGGCCAAAGAGGATTATCTTAATAAATCCAGGCCGGTAGAACAGAAATCATTTTTGTAAGGAGGCACTATGAAACTGTACGAAATCAATGCTGAGATCGCGGAGCTGGGCGAGCTGCTGCTGCCCGACCCGGAGACCGGCGAAGTGCGCGCCGATTACGAGGAGATCCTTTCCCGGATCGATGCGCTGTCCATGGCACGCGCGGATCGGCTGGAATGGATCGCAAAGCTGGCCCTCAATACCAGGGCGGAGGCCGACGCGCTCAAGGCGGAGGAGAAGCGCCTGAAGGAACGCCGCAACCGCGCGGAGGCAAAGTACGACCGACTGCTGGATGTGCTGGACCGTGAGTGCGGCGGCCAAAAGACCGCGCTGGGCGTTGCGACCCTGTGCTATCGCAAGACCTCGCATGTGGAGATCACCGATCCCGTCCAGGCTGTCAGATGGCTATACTCCCACGGTCACGAGGACTGCTACCGTCAGCCTGAGCCGGAGATCTCCAAAACCGCTGTTGGCAAGCTGCTGGATGCCGGGGAAGAGGTCATGGGCGCTGAAAAGGTAGTCTCCCAGTCGTACTACCTCAAGTAAACGGAGGGAAGCACTATGAAGGCGAAAGACCGCCTGCCCGTTTTCTCTGAGCGCTTACGGAAAATAACAAATGAACAGGATTTATCCGTGACCGCACTTTCCAACCTCGCCGGAATTGCGCAACCGTCGCTGTCCATGTATTTGAGCGGCGACCGCTTGCCCGATGCTGAGGTAATAACTCGACTTTGCCGTGCGCTGAATGTCTCCGCCGATTGGCTCCTCGGTCTGTCCGACGTGCGAACACTCGACGCAAACGCCCGCGCCGCCGCCCTGTACACAGGCTTGAGCGTTGGCGTCATCGAGCAGCTGCGGCACGGCACGGCACACACTTACAACGACTCGCTTATACGTTCGATCATAAACGCACTCTCAGACAGCCTGAACATCAACCAGGAGCAAGGAGTAAGCAATGGCAATGTGTAACATCGATCTCAACACCGCGCCAATCCCCACCGTCACGATCCCGAAGTCGGAATACCACGAGCTTTGCGAAAAATCGGCTACATTGGAGCTGATCCGCAAATGCGTAGCGCACAACAAGCGCCTCGGATACGACGACATCGACCTTTCGGAGCTGCTACCCGTGCTGCTGCTGGATTGGAGCGAAGCGCCGGAGCTTATCAGGCAGGAGCCGGAGTCATGACCGCCGACGCGGAGCGCTGCCTGTACTGCGGCGAGATCGTCCCGGAAGGCCGTCAGGTCTGCCCCCTCTGTGAAGCAGAGCTGAGCGGCGCGTTCGACGGCGGGACGCTCAAGGCCGGGGACGTAATGCGGCTGCTGAACTGCGAGCGGGACGAGGCGGATCTGGTGATCGACACGCTTGGCTTCCAGGCGGGCAGGTACAAGGGGATCAGCCTTAGGGACTTCCGCCTCCATCAGCTAAACGGCGATCTGACCTGGCTGCTGTCTGCGGACAAGAGCAAGCGCAAGGAAGCCGCCTCGATCCTGTACCTGCGCAGGCTCGGTTATACCGTTACGAAGGGCTAAGGCATTGCATTGAACAGTAAGAACAGCTACGGCTTGGATTTGCGCAGTACGCATAGCGAGGGCAAAGTAATGCCTCGACGAGCAATGCAACGGCATTGCATAGATCAGCCACGCGAAGGAATGGCAAAGCAAGGCACTGCTTGATCAGCGAAGGCACGGCAATGAGAAGCACGGATTCGCAATGGCATAGATAGGCAAAGCGCCGATTCGCAATGGCAATGCAAAGCCAAGAGAAGCGAAGGAACAGCAGCGACATGTAAGATGCGGAATTGAATAGACGTGATAGGCAAGGGAAATGCCAAGCTATGATACCGCGCAGAAAAGGATCCGAATTGCGGAGCAAGGCTGAGCGAGGCGAAGGAAATGAATAGTGAAGAGTGGATAAGGCGAAGCATTGAGCACCAAGGCTAAGAAGGGCAACGGCATAGCGAAGCAACGAATAGTAAAGCAAGGGCATAGCCAAGCGGAGAATAGTCAAGCAACGGCAGAGCACCGACTGGTAAAGCAACGGCAGAGCGAGGCCGAGATAAGCGACGATGTGCAAGGGCGACGCCTGGCAAAGATAAGCGAAGGCATAGCATCGTGAGCAGGGCGAAGGCAAAGAGAGGAATAGCAACGCAAGGGCAAAGCTACGAACCGACCGGCGACGCGAAGGCAAAGCGGAGAGAGTCCTTGAGAGGAATGGCAAAGCGCTGATATGGCACAGCGGAGCGGCAGAGAGCAAAGTCATGAGAAGCGAAGGCAGAGTATAGCCATGAGAGGCAAAGGCAAAGAAGCGAGAAGCTTCGCTACGGATTAGCTTGGCAAAGCACTGATACGCAAGGGCAAAGAGCAGCGATCCTGTGCAATGGCATAGCAAGGCGGAGGCAGCATAGCAAAGGCTTTGAACGGAGCAGCAACGACCCGACCCGCCAGGGAATGGCAGAGAGAAGAAAAGCAACGGAGCCGCACAGGCCCGTACAACACAAAAATCAAGGGAGGACAGAACAATGACAACTTTCGGAGACAACAGAGAACTTAAGGTGCGCCTGACCTTTACCGACGAGGTGTTGGGCATGATGCCCGCAGACCCGGAGATCCACGAAAACTACATCGCCTCCAAGGCGCCCGACGCCTCGACCATCGAAGAAGAGGTCGCCGCGGTCGGTGTGGAGGAAGTCGTCGAGAAGAGCCGCACGGTGTTCCCGCGTGACGCGGAGGGCAAGCCCTTCATCTGGGACTATCAGGTGCGCGGCATGTTCAAGGACGCGATCGGCATGCTTCGCCGCATCGGCAGCAGCGAAAGCGCCAAGCTCAAGAATTACAAGAAGGTCATCGACGGTCTCGTGTTCGTCAAGGAACGCAAGATCCCCATCCACCTTTCCGGCGAGATCGGCGACTGCCAGCGCCCTCTCCGCGCTGAAACGGCGCAGGGGCCGCGCATCGCGCTTGCCAACAGCGAGACCGTGCCGGAGGGCAGCAGCATCGAGTTCACCATCCTGCTATTGGACAAGAGCCTTGAGAAGGTCGTCCGGGAGTGCCTCGATTACGGCGCGCTGCGCGGCATGTGCCAGTGGCGCAACAGCGGCAAGGGCCGCTTCACCTGGGAGGAGCTGAAATGACCGTCGAGCCGACGATCCTCGCCATCGATCCGGGCAACACCGAAAGCGGCTGGTGCCTGGTCAGGCGGGAGGATTACAAGCCGCTGCGTTTCGGCAAGGTCGAAAACGCGAAGCTTCTGGAGCTGATCCAGGCAAGCGACATCGAGCCGGAGGCGGTAGCGATCGAGATGGTCGCATCGTATGGCATGGCGGTTGGGCGCGAAGTGTTCGAGACCTGCGTCTGGATAGGCCGCTTCTGGCAGGCGGCGCTTGAGTACCTGGGCGACATCCCGATAGAGTTTGTGTACAGGCTCGACGAAAAGCTCACCCTCTGCCACAGCCCGAAGGCCAACGACAGCACGATCCGGCAGGCGCTTGTGGACAGGTTCGCGGCGCACGACCTCAAGACCGGCAAGGGCACCAAAGCGGATCCGGACTGGTTTTACGGCTTCGCAAAGGACATGTGGGCGGCCTACGCGGTGGGCGTCACCTGGCTGGATAAGCAAAAGGAGCACGTATGAACGAGAAAGCAATCTGGGACTACCTGATCGAGCGGATCCCGAATCCCTTCGGCGTTGCGGGGCTGATGGGCAACCTGTACGCGGAGAGCGGCTTAAACCCCGCCAACCTCCAAAACAGCTTCAACACCAAGCTTGGCATGAGCGACACGCAATACACCCTCGCTGTGGACACGGGCAGCTATCAGTACTTCATCGATGACGGCGCGGGCTATGGTCTTGCGCAATGGACGTACCGCACGCGCAAGGCCGGGCTGCTCAAGACTGCGCACGGCATGGGGCAGAGCATCGGCGACCTGGACGTGCAGCTGAAATGGCTGTGGGACGAGCTGAACCAGTACAGCGCCGTGCTGAAGGTGCTGCAAAGCGCAGCGAGCGTGCGGGAGGCCAGCGACAAGGTGATGATCTCCTACGAAAAGCCCGCGAACCAGAGCGAGGCGGCGCGCTTCCAGCGTGAACAGTACGGACTACGATACTACGAGGAGTACGCGGGGCGACCCGCCTCTCCTCCGAAAAAAGAGGAGGTAAGAATGGGCTACGACAGGCAAAAGGTGATCGACATCGCGCTTGCGGAGGAAGGCTACCTCGAAAAGGGCAGCAATGCGAACCTGGACAGCAAGACCGCAAACGCCGGAAACAAGAACTACACCAAGTACGCCCGCGATATGGACGCGATCCCGGGCTTCTACAACGGCAAAAAGCAGGGCGTCGCATGGTGTGACATCTTCGTCGATTGGTGCTTCGTCCAGGCTTACGGCATCGACGGCGGACGCGGGCTGCTTTGTCAGCCGATGGGCTCCTCCGGCGCGGGATGCAGGTACAGCCGCAACTACTTCAAGGCCAAGGGCCGCCTGTACGACTATCCGGAGCCGGGCGATCAGATCTTCTTCTACCCGAAGGACGGCATCGGCGGCAGCGCGATCGCGCACACCGGCCTTGTGTACAAGGTGGACAGCACCACCGTCTACACGGTCGAGGGCAACACCTCCTCCGCTGCGGGTGTGGTGGCAAACGGCGGCTGCGTGCGCAAGAAGAGCTACAAGCTCAGCTATAACCGCATCGCCGGGTACGGCCGCCCCGCATACGACGCAAGCAAGGCCGTGCCGGGCGTCAGTCAGCCCCAGCCGGATCAGACCGAAGAGGAAGATCCCATCCCGACCGGAAAGGTCGTGTTGGCGTCCAAGGGCAGCAGCAACATCCGCACCGGCAACGGCACACAGTTCGAGATCGCGGGCACGCTGAACAAGGGCGCGATAGCGCAGTGGATAGCGACCGCAGAGAACGGCTGGCACGCGATCCTGTTCAAGAAGAAGGTGCTGTGGGTATCCGGCAAGTATACGGAGGTGCGCGATGATGCTGCAGCTGAGTGAGCTGATCTCCAAGGCGGCGCTGCTTGAGGGGCTGGCCGAAGAGGCGACCGAGCTGGCCCACGCCGCGCTGAAGCTGGCGCGGATCCTGCGCAGGGAAAACCCGTCCACCGTGCCCATCGAGGCCGCGAAGAAGCACCTTAACGAAGAAGTTGCAGACGTCCGGCTGTACATCGATCAGATCGACGAGATCGACGAGGATCAGGTCTACGAATTCAAGCTGAAAAAGCTTGCAAGGTGGGTCGCCCGGATGCTCAGCAAAGGGCAGGTCGAGAGCGAATGACGATCGCTCCGTGTAAGGACTGCCCGGACCGAAGCGCGGAATGCCACGCAACATGCGAACGCTACGCGGCATACGCGAAAGCAAGGGAACAGGAGCGCCGGGAACGGCTCAAGGCCGATGAATACTCCGTAGCCGGGGCGCGGCGCTCCTTCAAAAAATGGATGGAATACCAAAAGAAGCAAAAGAGGAGGTAGACCAAACACATGATCAAGATCGAACACACCACCGTCACGGGCTGGGAGGCAGCATTGAGAGGCATGCGTGCGCCATTGCAGAGTTGGGATCGGTCCGATACCGCCTGGAACACGAACACCGGCCTTCCCATCATCGGCAAGCACGATCTGGAGCTTGCAAAGAAGCTGGTCAAGAGCGGCAGCGAGCACCGCAAGTTCATGCGCTACATCATCGTATCTTTCGACATAACCGCGCCCATGATGTGGATGAGCCAAATTGATACGTATAAGGTCGGCACGGTGCGCAACAGCACCAGCAAGATGCATAAGCTGCTTGCAAAGCCCTTCGAGCTGGGCGACTTTGCGACCGAGGGCATGCACGATCTGGCAAAGGGCGCCCTGGCCGTCATTGTGGACGAGCTGAACCAGTGGCGCAGGATGTATCTGGATACGCCCAAAGAGGAAACCGAAAAGCGCAAGGCGTTTTGGGAAGGCGTGCTCCGGGTGCTGCCCGAAAGCTACTGCCAGACAAGCACCATGCTTATGAATTACGAGGTTTTGAGGAACATCTACCAGCAGCGCGTAAACCACAAGCTGAACGAATGGCACGAGTTCTGCAAATGGATCCAGAGCCTGCCCTATAGCGAACTGATCACGGAGGTGCACGTATGACGACCGTAGGCGAAGTGATCTGCGCGCCGGATGAGCTGGGCGCAGAGTGCGACAGGCTGAAACAGGAACAGGGCGCGACCGCGATCTACGCGGAGCGGCTCGCCGGAGGGTACATCATCCATTGGGAGGCGACGGACGACGATGAAGAACGCAAAGGCTAAGGGACAGACGCTTTTCGAGCGCGCCCGGCACGACCGCACCCGCCTGCGCCAGATGCAGACCCATAGCGGATACCTGGTAGATCTGATCGACCGCCTCGAAAACGAAAACCATAACCTCAAGCTCTACCTCGACTACGTGCGGCAGGTCGACCCCACTCTCTACAGCACGATGCAGGCCGAATTTGTGGCCTTAAGAGACTACCCGGAGGCGCGGTATGAGCGGGGCGACTGAGACCAAGCGCCCGGCGCAAAAGCCCGTGACCGGCGCGGAGCGGGACGCCCTGATGCGCCTGAACATCGCTTACGACATCCTGCTCGAAACGGCGGCGGCCCTGAAGGACAGGGCAAGGCTCATCCCGTATGCGGCCAGAGACCTTGCAATGATCCGCGCGAAGATCAGCCGCATCATGGAGGCCGTAGCCTACAGCATCCCCAAAGAGCAAAGAACCACGTACAACAACAACCTGCGCATGGCAAGCTACACGATAGGCGTCAAGGGCCCGGCGACCGGGAAGCCCCGAAACGACGCTTACGGCATGTGGATCAGCTGGAACGAGCTGAACGCGCTGCTTGAAGGCTGCCACGACCATTGCCTCACCTGCCAGCTGGACAAGTACGAGACCCGGCGCTGCCCGATCCGCAAGGCGCTGGACGTGATCCCGAACGACGTGCCTCGCAGCGAGGACGGCGAGTGCCCGTATATGATGGTGATGTAGGATGACGGCATGAACACACCGAAAAAGGGCGAATATCGAAGCCGCGTTTACACTGAGCGCCCGCTCTACGCAGACTATGACGCGCCCTCAAAGTTTATGGCGATCCAAGGCATCCTCGTGCGCCGCCTGACCGAGCACAGCAACGCCATTTGCAGCTACTCCGGAGGCTCTGACAGCGACATCCTGATCGACCTGATCGAGCGCACCCGCGAGCTTTTCGACCTTGACCCGGTCAAGTACGTGTTTTTCAACACCGGCCTTGAGATGAAGGCGACCAAAGACCACGTAAAGGCGACCGCGAAGAAGTACGGGGTCGAAATCGAGGAAGTGCGCCCGAAGATCAGCATCATCACCGCAACGCGCACCCACGGTCAGCCGTTCGTAAGCAAGATCATGAGCGCCGGGCTTGAAGAATGGCAGAAGAAGGGCGTGCCGCTCAGCATCGCGGACGAATACGCAAGCGCGGAGGATAAGACCGCTAAGAGGCAGGAGCTGCGAGAGCGCTACCCGCACTGCGAGAGCTTGATCAACTTCCTCTGCTGCTGCAACGGCAAGGGCGAACCGCGCCCGAACATCCAGCTCGTGATAAATTCCAGCCTTTACATGCGCGATTTCATTGCTGAGCACCCGCCCTGCTTCAAGATCAGCGCCAAGTGCTGCGACTACTGTAAAAAGCAGATCGCCCACAAGGTGCAAAAGGGCTTTGACATGGTGATCACCGGCGAGCGCCGGGATGAAGGCGGCATGCGCTCCGTGCCTCGTGGAGAGAGCGACAACCCGAACAACACCATGTGCTTCAGTGAAACCGCAGACGGCTCCTACCGCCTCCGCCCGCTCTACTACGTGAGCGACAAGGATAAGGAGTGGTACAAGCAGGAGTACGGCATACGCTATTCAGACGCCTACGAGGTCTACGGCCTGACCCGCACCGGCTGCTGCGGCTGCCCGATCAGCCACAAGGCTGTAGAGGATCTGAAGCTTATCGAGCCATACGAGCCGAACGTCGTCAAGGCTGCATGGAACATCTTCGGCGACAGCTACCGATACCGCCAAGAGTATGTGGCCTACAAGGAAGCGCGCAAGGCCGCAGAAAAACAGGGCGGGCAGCTATCAATCTTTGACGAATTGAGCAAAACAGGAGAAACAGCATGAACAAAGACGAAATGATCGCACGGATGCAGGAGCGCGCCGACGCTCCTTCCGTGCCGGAGGTAAACAACATCGACGACGCGCTTGAGGAGCGCCGCACGGAGCACCCCGAAGAGAGCCAGACCGAAAAGAGCCGCCGCGCTGTGATGGATGAGATCCGCGAGCTGCTTTCGACCCACCCGGAGCTGAGCAACAAGGACATCGCCCTCCGCGTCGGCGCTACCCCGAAACAGGTCGGCGCACAGCGCTACCTTATGAGCGACAAGGGCAAGGCGCAGGCGTCCGCATCATATGAGCGCGTAAAAGCCGCCAGAACGCCCCAGAATGCGCCGAAAGCGGAGACGCCCGGGGGAAACCCGCAGGAAGCCGAAACGCCTGCCACGGGTCAAGCCAGCAACGCACAGAGCGCGTTTAAGTGCTCCGCCTCCGAAATGGCAGCGGAAACGCTTGAAAGGGCGCTCAAGGTAGTACAGGGCAGGGTCACAAGCATGAGTGTGTCGGTAATGACAGGCTGGTTAAATATCGAAGTCGTGTTTGAGGGGGAGGCAACCCCGGAGAGCTGACCCATGAAGCAGAATCCCGACCAACTGAGCATCTTTGACACCTATGAGCTGGAGCTGGCCGGCTGCGGGGATTGCATTTGCCGCAGCTGCCTCTACCCTAAAAGCTCGCGGCATTGCCCCAAGTGCGACGGTAGCTGCTACGATGACTGGCGGGCAAAGCACAATCCGTACCCATACGGCACGAGGAAGAGCTGGACGGACTGGAATGAACCGGGAGAGCAAGAGCATTGGTGCAGAGGCGGCGCGTTTTATAAGGCGTACTACTGCGATCAGTACGTGCCCTATGACGATGACCGCACCACCTGGGCCCCCTGCCTGAGCGCATCGATAGCGACGTTCCAGGACGGCTATCAATGGTGCCCGCTGCTTGAGCCGGTAGGCTGTGAATGGTGTTACGAAGTGTTTCAAAAAAGACTGGAGGCAAACGAATGACAAAGCTCGAAAAAGTACAGAAGGGCCTCGCCGCGTGCGAACTCAATAACCAGAACGAGAGTTTTTGCCGGGAGCAGGGCTGTCCCTATGCCGATTACTGGCGCAGACAGGAGTGCATCGGGAAGCTGCACAGGGACGCGGCGAAGGTGATCGGAAAGGCGGTGAAACAGGATGGCTGACCGGGAGAAGGTTATCAACGCCCTACAATTTGCCCTTGATGGCACGGCTGTTACTGGCTGGGGGTTTGCGCAGGTGCACAAAGAAACTGTGATTGACGCGCTGGAGCTGCTGAGAGCACAGGAAGAGATCAAAACCGAGTCGGATATTGTGGCGCACATCATCGGCGAGATTTGCGATTTTGCAGTGAAGAACAACATGAAGCCGGACGATTTACTCTCTAACATGGCGGAAACCATCTTGAATATCCTCGACGCGCTCTCGTTTAACAACTGGGAACAGAAGAAGGAAGGTGATCCCGAATGACCAACCAAGAAGCCGCCGACCTGATTCGCATCGCACAGGCCGAAATCG